ATATGTTTGGTTTTATTACATTTTTTAAATCCCTGATTAAGTAAAATATATACTTGACTAGTAGGTTTGTATTCATTAATTTGATTAATGATATTATCATATCTACCATTACCAACTAAATTAATAATATATGTAGCATCAACAGTTTCATCAAAAAGTCCATTATCAAATTTGATACTTTTAAATTGATAACATTTTAGATTATAATCTAAAATTTCTAATAAGTTTTTATTTATTTTATAATCCATTATTTATAAATTATAAAATATTTTTGAAATTAACTAAATATCAAAATCGACTATAATATTCTTAGATTCTTTTTTTTCTATTTGATCTAAATTTTTATTAGAAATAATTTTATTTTCATCATCAGTTTTTGAAATTTTATAAAAGTGATTAATATTACAACATTTTCCTTTATTACAACAATTAAATTTTATATATTCTGAATCATTTAGATCTCCTATGTAATTTTGATATAATAATCTATGAAGTGCAAATTTTTTGCCATTATAATAAAAATTTATATATGAACTTTTATCTTCATTTTTAATAGTAGTAATATAACCATTCCATAATGAGCAATCATTATTAAAAATAGATTTATTTAAATATTTACTAATTCTTTTCAAATCATTATATAAAAGTTTTTTATCAATTATATTTTTTCTTTGTTTTTGTATTAATTCAATTAATATTTTATCATGTTCAGACATAATTTACTATAATTAGACATATAAATTATATTATAAATAATATATAGAATATATGTTTTTAGGTATAGTAGTAGAAGAATCAAAATCAAATTTTAAAAATATTGTTTTATTTAAACTATTTTCATTTGTAAATTTTTTAATTGTTTCATTATTAACAGGAATTTCTCCTTGTAAGAATATATATTTAACATTAGAATAATTATCATAAACAATAATTGGAATTGGTATCATTTGACTTAAAATATATAATTCTACTTTTCCATCAGTATTAAATGATGTTTTTCTAAATTTGTTTAATGTTGATTCAAAAAAGTTAGAATCATTCTTGAAATATTTTTCTAAATATTTCTTAATTTCTTGATCTCCTTTGTTTAAATTATTTTGGATAAAATCAATTATATTTGCCTTAAATAAATATGTTAAATTTGTTTGTAATTCATTTAAATATCCTAAATTTCTAGATTCTATATCATATAATGGATTATTAATCCAATAATATGAATTAACATATGCTCTTATTATAGAATCTTTATTTGGAGTTATTATTTGAATAAATTGTTTACCCATTTCAATTAGTTCTGGAAAAACATCTTCTACAACATCTCCAAACATTTTTGATAACTGTCGTTTACCAATTGTAGGAATTTTATCTTTACCAAATAATTCACTCATTAATTTATTAATATTAAAGTTAGAAGATTTTATAATTTTTTGACTATTTCTATTAGTATATTGAGTATAATCAACTATATCTGAAACATAATAATTAGATTCTTGAATTATTTCTTTAAATTTAATACCATCTTGAACCATTTCTTCTATAACTTTATTAACTGAATCAATAGCAATACTTTCCAATAGTTGTAATTTACATGTATCATTTTGCCATATACAATGATGATTTACATTACATTTATCTTTTGAAGTATTTATTTCACAATAATCACGAACATTGGATAGCAAGTAATTTTTTAAATCGGGTATATTTTTTACTAAGAATGCCATTAAATCATTATTTTTACCTCCTCCTTTTTTTTCATTATCATTAGATAATTTATATTGAGAATTAAGTTTTGGATCAATAATTTGAAATAATATTTTTCTTAATTCATGTTTTTTATCTTTTTTATTTATTTTTACATTTCTTACAATTCCAATAATTTTATCTTTAATTTCAGGATTCTTCTCTAAAAATAAACTTAATTCCAATCTATATAAATTATATGTTTCGCTCATATAATTATGTTCTTTTACACTTTTATTTCTATTATCATAAATATATTGATTGTCCCAATTAATAATTTCTTGGTTAATTGTTTCTTCTAAAGGTTGAAATACAATTGATAAACCTAATTTTTTAATATCTTTTTCATCTACTGTATTATTTTCAATTGGAATAGTTAAACCATTTTCTAATAAAGCTGATATAATTCTTATTTTTGAATCTATTTTTTTATCATAAAATACTGATTTTACAATATATTCCAAATTTAATATTTTATTTAAATTTTCTAATATTTTTATGGTATTTGCTAAACTTAACCATGGTACTTTACTATTTTTCAAAATAACAAAATTATAATCATAATTTATACCCGAAGGTCTAGTAGGTAATATAATTCCATTATCTAGTTCTAAATATTTACATTTATGTCTATCATCAATATATTGTTTACGTACTTTAATTTTTGATTGAGATATTTTTTGAATTATATTTTTAGCTGTAAGACTATTATTAGAAGAAATTTCATTAATTAAAGAGTTAATACAACTTTTAGAATGATATTTTTTTAATTCATTTACAATTTTTTCTAATGGACCTTTTTGATTAAAAAATTTTTGTAGATTTATTTTTTTATTAACTTTTTCGTCTTTTTGAACTCTATAAATAGGAAAATAATATTTATCTTCTCTAATTAATATTACAATGTCTCTATCTTGATCAAGATAATTATAGTTTTCATTATTTAAACATTCAAGATAATACTTTTCCTTTATTTTTTCTTTTTCAAGTGCTTTTTTAATAACTATTGTTTGTTTGCTTAAAATAAAATAGTTAATACCTTTAGATGAAATAACTCCAGGAATAGCAGTTAATTCTCCAACAATATCATATTCCAAATAATTAGATGTATTTAAATATTCAATATAATTCTCTCTGGTTTTAAATGATTCTACTATATCTCCATTGTTTAGATATGTAAAAAATTTATTATCTTTGTCTTTTTCAATAAATTTAACCATTTTATCAATTAATGCTTCAACAGACATTTCATAAATACTAGCCAAAGCTACTAGAAAATGATAATATTCGTGTTTAACAGTGTATTTAAAAAAATATCCTGATTTTGATTCAAGTAAATAATGGTTTTTAATCTTTTGGTCATTATTCCAAATTTTATTAAAAAATATATCCAAATATTTTGGCAAATAAATAAATCTACCTTCCTGAATTTTATTGGTATCTTGTAAAATATATAATTTGTCTCCTAGATTTGAACTTATATTTTTATCTGATTTTTCTTCTTTTGTTTTTTCACCTACACACTTTAAGAAATAATTTCTTTTTTCTTTATTTGCTCCTACTGAATGATCTTTCTTAAAACAACAAGGCATACATAAATCACTTGGATTATTACCCCTTGCTAAAAATCCAATATACATATGTTCTTGATTTTCTGATGGATCACATGTATAAAAATTATATGTATTATTTTCACCTTGTAATTTAACAGCTTTAATTACTGTTTTATAAACTTTACCCTTAATTTTCATTTCAACAGCTTTTTCGTAAAATCCAGTTTGTTTATTTAATTTATAGCCGTTTTTAATTAATTTTTCAATTTGATCACCAGGAGTTAATTCTGGTCTACGTTTTTTATCATTACCTGAATTTTGACATGAGCGTGTCCATTGATTTTGACCTTTTTCTGGTTTAAAACCTAAACGAGCTTTATCCAAGGATGTTATCGATTTAACTGTTTTTATTGAGGTATCAAAATCAACAACTTCTATAACTTTATTACGTCTTTTTGCAATTTTATTTAAATTTTTTAACATATCTTTAAGCTTTTGAAATTCTTTCTTTTTGTATAAATAAGTTTCTACATAAAGATAAATTAAAACCTTCATAAAATCTATGATTTCTTCCAATTGTTCTTTATTACGAGCTCCAGTTATTCTTATTTTATATCGTTCCTTATCACGACCTTGAATGTCAATACCAATACCAGGTGGTTTTGATTTTGGTAAACTTTTAAGCTTCTTTAATAATTTCTTTGATTTTTTAATAACTTTACTGTATTTTTCTCTAACATAATCTAATTCTCTTGCAGCAACATCTCCTGTTATATTAAATTGTTTAGAAATTTCATCAATTAATTCTCTATCATTCAATTCATAATTTCTTAAAAAATATAGTATTCTTAGATGCATTTTAGTTCTATTTTCATATTTACTAATTCGTTTATATCTTAAATAGGTACCATATTTTGATGTTTCTTCGATATCTTGTTCTTGTTTTTTAGATTTGCGTTTTTTAGGTTCAATAACCAAACTGATATAAGGGAAGAAAAATCTAGAAAATTCAGATAGATCATTATGATTTATTTTAAAATTATCAGGTATAGTAAATTTTTGAATTGTATTAATAAATGCATATTTAAATCTATCATCTTGAGGAAGAATAAATTTTATTTTTTTATTTTCACTATTTATTTTCTTTAATAATTCGCGAACATAATTATATGTTTCATTAATATCTTCTACAGTAGCTTCATCATCTTCTTTCCAAGTAATCTTATATTCAATTCTACCATTTTCATGTAATCCAATACTAATATACTTATCATCTGTTTTTAATTTTTCATTATTAATTTTAATTTTAAAACTTATACCATAAGGAGCATTTTCGAACCATTTAGATAAAACTTCTTGATTATCTATTTTTTCTGCACGAGTATAAAACTTATAGGTTAATTGGGAATCTGGAGTTTGAAATTGAATAAATGGATATTTTTTATCAACTATAAAATTATCAAAAATTCTATATAAATTAAACTTTGAATCAGATGTTGTACCAGTAATATTTTTAGGATCTGATATATTTACATGTATGATTGATTGAATAATATGATTTTCAGAAAATAATTTATTAAATTTACCCATGTCAATTTTTCCTTGTTCAACTGTTTCTTCAATAAGAGTTTCTAATTTAATATCATTTTTAATAGTACCAAAATATGATTCAATAATTTGATTTTCTTTTTCTGATTTTCCATTTAATAATTGAATAATTGTTTCTAATCTTTCATATGTTATCATAGGATAATAAATATTAGTATAGACATCATACAAGTTACGTTTTTCATCTGGTTCTGGTTTGTAATTTAAACCTAAATCATTATAAATATCTAACATAAATATTTCATTCATAGTCATAAAATTTTCATAATATCTAATGATATTTGTTTCATCATCTTCACGTTTAATTTTATATCCAAAACTATCTTTCAAATATGATAAATTATTTCTAAGTTTTTCATATACTTTAATATTTTCATTTGGTTTAATATCTATTTTTAATAATTCGTTTCGTCTAATCCATTTTTGACCCAACATAACTAGATCTTCTTTATTATCAATTTTATATTCACTCCAAAAATATTGAGCTTCTGGTAATAACTTAATTGATTTACCAAATTTAGTTGATATTGGTAATGAAACAGTTATTTTTTGTCTCATATTTTTAATTGTATCATCCTTAAAAATATACTGATTTGTTATATAGTATTTTTTATAAATATCTTCTATTTTAATATCATATGTTAAATCATCATTTGTATCATCATAAGTTTTATCTAAATTTTCTATTTCTTTATCCCATTTTTTATCATTTATTGCTTCACTAATTAATTTTGATGTTTCAACAATAGTTTTAGCATTTTCAACATCAACAGTTGAATATAATTTTGTAATTTCATCTAAATTAAAATCTTCTTCTATCTGTTCTTCAAAATCTTCCTCACTAATTTCTTGAACTACTTCATCATCATCATCTTCATTATCTGTTTTTTCATCATCTGTTTTCTCTTCTGATTCATTATCAGATTGTTCGATTTTACCACCATATTTAATTAAATCAAATCCTCCCAAGATTGGATCATTTTTTTCAGATAAAGCTAATTTACTTGAACTTATTTTTTCAATATCACCATAAGTTCTAAAATCCATTTCTACTTTTCTTGTTTGTGTTTTAATTTTATTTCTCATTAATAAATAATTATAATAAATTGCTGAAAATGAATATGATATTTTTTTTAATGGAGGATTATCAATATGTTCATTATACCATTCTTTTCCATATTTAGATTCCAATGATTTTTTTTTGGTAGCATTATTAATAATATTAGATCTTTGAGAATTAATATGATAACTTATAAAAAATTTTTCATACCAAAATTTACCATAAAATTGTTCTAATTTTTCATAGTCAGTTTTAATTAAAGAATTTAAAGTAGAGAATAAATCTTTATCTACAATAGAATCTAATATTTTCATAATATCTGTTGGTACTAATGAACCTACAAATATATATACTTTATATTGTATTCTTCTATTGTTGTTTTTATATTTATGTATTATTTTTATTGGATCTTTCATATTATATTCCAATAGAAATAATTTATATTTTAATTATATGGATTTTTTTAATTATTAAATAATTGAAGAACTTAATATCATTCCACAATATTCAACAGGCATATCTGAATAATTAACTCTGTTATAGATATTAATTTTGACTGCTTCTTCAGCTAATTTTTTAAATATTTTCATAAATAATCTTCCATGTCCAATTTCAGGACAGGCGACATGTGCTAATTCATGAATAGCTACATACATAAGTAAATTTATATCATGAAGTTGATTTGTTTTTTTACTTTTTAAACAAAAAGATATTTCTTCTCCTTTGTTAACACTATAAGAAGTTAAATCTGAACTTGGATCAGTTTCATAAATAATAGTTTTAGTTTCTGATAAATTATTATTTAATTGTTCAATATAAGGTCTAAATGAAGGAAAATTATCGATATTTTTAACCATATGATTTTTTAAAATAAATAAATTTTCTACAATTTTAGATAGTAAATTAGCCTTTTCATTTTTTAAATTATCTTTATGTACCAAAAATTTAGTACCCGAATTA